CGTGATGCAGATGAGCAGCGTCCGGGTCGCCTGAGCTACAACAGATTTTGCCGCGCAGCACGCCGATCATTGACGTGGTGTTTGCAAGTACCAAACCCCAGTATGCTTGCTGGGGTTCTTTTTATCTAAAACAATAGGTTAAGATATAAAGGGGTCCCTGAGGGGACCTGAGTGCTGCGAAAATAACTCAGTAAATGACAACAATCAACAAGATTAAACTCTTTGAAACAGGGCTTGAAGGGAGTTGTATGGCTGACATTGAACTTATTACTGAAGCTGAGGTGATGAGAAAGTTAAGAGTGTCATCGCGCACGACGATTAAAAATTACACCGAAAAAATGGGTTTTCCTAAACCAATCAGGATGCGACCTAAGCTTTACATCCTTGCTGAAGTTGATCGTTGGATTTTGAACGGCGGAGTGAACCAGAGGTAATCCTCTGGCTCATTGAGTGTAAGCTGGCTAATCATGTGATGCACTAAAGAGGGCTTTGCTAGCCTGTCTCTGGTGATCAATGTAATCAGCCAAGTCTGCAATATGCACCATTCGTGGAGCTTTCTGACTTTCAGCAGTTCTAAATGTTGGGACTGGCAGCCTATTCTCAGATGCCTTGCGTTCAGCAGTTGCTGACTTCATCCCGAAGTACTTTTCACACACTAAGCTCAGGGGAACGGTTGCGGTCTCATATTCTGCCATTAGTAAAAACATAGTATTCATTTTTATCTCCACACATTCCTGCTGCATCAGGTTTGTTGAGCCGTGACAGGTCGCGGCGTCTCGATATTCAGTCTCAATTCATGCCAGCCGCTGGTGGCCCAGCACGCTGCTTCACCCTGGCAAGGGCAGGACTGCACCGGCAACTGCTCTTTGCACTTCCCGCAATGCTGGTGGGCCAGCCCCTCGATTTGTTGCGCCAGCTCAGCGGCATCCTTCCGGACTAACAGCGCGATGTACTCGTTCAGATCATATGGTTCACGACCGGGGCGGCGTGCGGCGCAGTTATGTGCCAGCATCTCCAGTTCCTGACTATCCAGCGCCAGCTCAAGCTTTTACCACCGGCAGCGGCCTGTCTGGCACGCTGCGCGGCTTTGCGTTCGGCGGGGGATTTCGGCATTAACCCGCCTCCTTCAAAAAGATAATCCAGTGTGTTTTGTCTCCCTTACCAGTACGCTGCCAGATGGTAGGCTTCTGTTCGGTAAGGGTGATCACTTGCCTTACTGGTATCTGTGTCTCATTCCATTTGAAAATCAGCGTGCCGTGTGGCCGCAAAACACGAAACGCCTCACTGAAACCGGCGCGGATATCATCGCGCCAGGTCTGCTTATCAAGTGCGCCATACTTTTTACGCATCCAACCATTCTCACCAGCGCGGTCGAGGTGTGGCGGATAAAAGATTACCTGAGCAAAGCTGCAATCAGGGAACGGTATGGCGCGAAAATCGGCGATTACATCCGGGGTGATGTGCAGGTGTCGCCCATCGCAAAGCGTGTGCTGCTCATTTCGGATATCGGTGAATAAGGCCCGGGAATCAGTCTTATCCAGCCAGAACATGCGAGAGCCACAGCACATATCAAGGATTGGCTGTTCCATCAGTTCACCTCTTTGATATCAGCCCGCAGATGAAGCTCGCGCCCGTCTGGCAGCTTAAAAACTTTGATGTCGTCAGTCTTCATCAGATGAAACGCAACTGCGTGGATCGCCTGTTCGGTGACATCCTGCTTTTCGCCAGTGAAAACACGAGTATCAGACGCACCGCCTTTCAGCGGCTTAGAGCGCCCTGCAAAAATGGTGTTGGTGATGGCACTTAGGCCAACAGTTATTGGATTAGCCATCACTCACCATCCTTAACGGCTCGGAGTTGCTCGCCTAACGCGTAACGCGCATCAATAGGGTCTTCGCCATCTTCCGTTTCGAGATAGTCACCATTAATGCTTTGAACCATTGCCAGACAGCAGGCATTGCAGCAGCGATATGACATCAACTCACCATCGAATTTCCATTTCGCGCTGCGGTGGATTTCCCCTGGCTGTATTTCCCCATTACAAATGAAGCAGACGTATTTTTTGCGACCCAGAACTATTTCATTTGAAAGCTCGGTATCACCCTGCTCCCCGAAATCACCTTGGAAGAGATCGAAATCCAGAGCATCCTGTAGTTCTTCTTTACTCATCATCATTCGCCACCCTTAGCCCATGCATTCCAGATAAAGCCCGCTGGCAATCAGACGGGCGCGGCGTTTTGCTGCTTCACGGTGGCGCTTCTTTGCCTCTTCAGAGCAGTCATTCCTGTAGTTGATCACCATTGGCTTGGATGGTGGGGAAGCAACACGCCGCGGATTTCTGACCAGGGTGTAAGTGCGGTCAATATAGCCGCCGCCAAGGCTGATTTGATTAGAGGCTTCAACCTGCAGCGTTTTGCCACCTCTGCGCATTATGTGAATAACCAAACGGTTGAACTCACTGAGGGTCATACCGAGACGTTCTGCCAGCTCCCGGCCCGATGCCGGGCCTTTTGATAACTGCCAGGCTAACTTTTCATTGAATCCGGCATTCGCCCCGTTGCTGCGCCGGAACTGGGCGACCTTTTTCATGACACCACCTTCAGGGTTACCGTGCGTGAGCGGAGTAAATCCATTTCCATTTGGGAAATGATGTTTATCGCATGTGAAATACCCGGTTGCTGGTGGTTACCCCGTGTTGTTACAGCGCGGCGGGCTTCCCCTAGTGCTTCACCACGCAATGTTCGAATCCACAGATCACAGGCTGGTGTGGCGAGCGCTGCGTTCAGATCGTCAATCAGGGTCATATCAGCCCCGGCAACCTGAAGCGCCGTGATGGTTTCAGGCAGGACGCTGTTGATACGCAGCACCTCTCCAGCCATGAGATTTGCGCGAACGGTGGCAACTTCGAGACGCGATGACAGCTCAGTAACCATCTTTGCCATATCAATCAGAGGCGTGTCCGCACCGATGTTCTTAGCGAACTGGTGGCCAGCAGCGACGACTTCTTTATTCGATTTGAAATGATGCATGTCATCGCCCTCAGTGAATGGTGATGTTGATGGTTTTATTAAGCCGCTCAGCTTCACGCTGCGCCTTAATGGGATTACTGATTACCGAGCCGTCAGGCATTACCCAGCCGTTGAGGATATGGCTGTAGGGCAGGGTGATAATGCCTACGGTGATATGGTCGTTTGGCTTTTCCATGAAACTCTCCACACACGATTTTTGGTTGCATGAATCCCTTGCCAGTGACGGCAATAAAAACTTTTTGGATTCGCTTAAAGTGGCTGGGGGGTTACTGCAATAACCCACAGCCCGATTACTCCACACACTTGAAAGGTTGCTGCGGTGCCGGGTGCCTCCCGATGCTCTGGTCAGACTGACAGACACCAGAGCGGAGACTCTTAGACTGTATGCAATCGTTGTCAGTCTTCCGCGTGCGCTGGCCGCATTCACCACAACGGCTGAGAGCATTAATCGGTTCAGGGAGGTCTTCTGGAGTTTCCTTCGCCACAGAGAAATGCTCTCACCGTTGTGTGCTGACCTCCCAGCCAGCTTGGTTCGGGTAACACGCAATCACGTGGTTTACGAACTGGCAGACTTTTACGGTGCTGCCCCCGGTGTTGTGTTCACAGGCCTATGCGATTCCCCGCCGTTCCATGAGGTCTTGTTGGCCATACTGGCTCTCGGAGCAGAACTGTTCCGCATTACCTGAACCTCCACAACGAGAAGGACACTTACTCCACGTCTCTAAAGCGTTCGAAAACACCCGCTTTGCAAATGTCCTTGTCGTTGTGAAAAAGGGCGGTTAAACCAAACCATCATGAGTAACCGCCAACACAGCAATTTCGCACTCTTAAAACGCTGGTCCGCGAACCATGTTTTCAGCATCACACTGCACACTCACCACACCGGCATCACCACAACAGACAACATCAGCATCTGGGAAGAGCCGCAAAAAGGTAATCAGATCCCTAACCGATGTATTCGACATGTTCTTAATCATTTTCATTACCTCTCCACACATTTTAAAACAGCGCCTGCAAGCGCGGCTAAGTATTTTGAAATTAATCTAAGATAACTTAGATTGGAGGTCAAGAAAAAAGCCTAAATAAATTTAGGCTTCAAATCTGTTGGGTGTCTTAACGTCTCATAAGGCGACGATGTTCGACGAGAACGCCAATGATATTAAATCTTTCTTTGGCTGAACTGCGTACAGCAAAGTCTTCATTCATAGGAACAAGTTCAAAAATTTCCTTACCATCTTCAGTTACTCCTCGGGCTCGGTATTTTTTGAAGGTCGCTTCGTCTTCGCCATTTTTAGCCACAACATAATCGCCAGGCTGAGGGCTAAGTTCTGGATCGATAAGGATGAGGTCGCCCTCAACAAAATCCGGCTCCATCGACTTGCCCTTGATTTTTAAGGCAAAGGTACCCTGTGAGAAGTTACCCGTGCTAAACACGTAGTCAATATTCCCTTCTAGATTGCGCGCATCACATTCAGGCGTCCAAACTCCAGCTTGCACATAACTTATTACTGGAACCTTCATGCTGCCAATTGGCGCTGGCGCAATGTTTGATTCATCTTCCTTACCGTACAACAAATACGTTTCGCTTACACCTAACACAGAAGCTAACTTAGAAAGCTTCAAACCTCCGGGTGTGTTCTGATCACGCTCCCAGTAGCCTACGGTCACGTCCGAAACGCCTACAGCCTTACCAAGCTGACCCTGTGTCAGCCTTTTTTCCATGCGTAGCGCCCTAACGCGCCCCCCAAGAGAGCTCACAGTAAATCCTCTAAATTAAAAATGACTAAGTTATCTTAGTTTTTATTGACCAAAGTTATTTTAGAAAATACTATCTAAGAATTCTTAGGGGAGACAACTATGACTACCAATGAGTTAGAGAAGTTTTTCGGTACACCAAACAAGGCGGCAGCCTTTTTCAACGTTTCACCTGAGGCCTTTTATCAGTGGCGAAAGCGTCCAGGTAGTTTAATTCCAAAAGGCCGTGCCGCTGAAGCTGCCTTCCGTACTAAAGGCAAACTCAAATTTCAACCGTCCCTTTACGACAAGCCTATTTCAAACGCTTCGTAAAGATAACCACAGAAAACAGGGGGCAACCGTGGATCAAAAGCACTGGCATGTAGAGAAGCAACCGGCATGGCTGGTGGCAGCAATCAAGAAGACGATTTCAAGTCTTCCGGGGGGATACGCAGAAGCAGCTGAATGGCTGGGTGTAACCGAGGATGCGTTGTTCAACCGTCTGCGCACTAATGGCGATCAGATTTTCCCAATGGGTTGGGCGATGGTCCTGCAACAGGCAAGCGGCACCAAGCACATCGCTAACGCGGTGTCCCGTCAGTCAAACAGTGTAAACGTCCCGCTGGTGGACATTGAGGATGTTGATAACGCGGATATCAATCAACGCCTGATGGAGTCAGTTGAGTGGATTGGCAAGCACTCTGCCTACATTCGCAAAGCAACAGCTGATGGTGTGATTGATGCGGCCGAACGTGAGCAGATCGAAGAGAACAGCTATCAGGTAATGGCTAAATGGCAGGAGCATCTGACGCTGCTGTATCGCGTTTTTTGCCCGCCAGAAAAGGCGAACGCCGCAGGATTGCAGCCCGCAGCGTTCGATGCGACTAAATCAACGTGTGTGGAGAACTAATCGCGTGATCAATTTAATCAGATTATCAGGTTTACCGCAATTCCGTTGCCTTCCTTCAGCTGGTGGACGTCTCAGCAGTGAGCCGCTGCGGTATGTGCTCAATGTACCTGGCGTCAGCGAAGAAGTTAACCACAGCTTTGTTGACTGGGCTGTGGGCATTGCTAATCAGCGAATGAAGGCAACCAAATGCGAGAACTTGACCGTATCTTCCGAGATAAGCGCGGCATCCCTGTGCGGGTCATTCGCTGGGAGCCAGAGAACGACCGGGTTATCTACCTGCGTGACAAGTACGAACATGGCGAGTGCTTCAGCTCTCTTGAACGGTTCAAGCAATATTTCAGAGAGGTTGGGGTAAATCATGAGCGTTAAATTATCTGCATTCGTCTGGGACGGCTGCGCATCATCCGGCATGAAGATCACGATGGTAGCCATCATGGCACGCCTGGCTGACTTCTCAAGCGACGAGGGTGTTTGCTGGCCGTCAATCGCTACCATCGCCCGTCAGATAGGTGCTGGACCTAGCACCGTTCGCACCTCAATCCGTAAGCTGGAAAGCGAGGGCTGGCTGACCAGCACTTCACGCCGCAAAGGTAACCGCAACAACTCCAACATGTATCAGTTGAACGTCAAAAAGCTTCGCGAATCAGCTGCCGCTCACCTGTCAGAATCTGAGGCGTCAGAATCTGACACATCAAAATATGACGCATCAAAATCTGATGCACCGAATTTTGACGCATCAAATTTTCACCCGTCAGAATCAAGCAAAAATAACAGTTTTGACCCGCCAGAATCTGGCGACGATCCGTCAGTAAATTCAAAACATGATCCATCAGACAAAAAACCCTTTTGTCAGGTTGCGTCGCAACCTGACGATGAGTGGTCAATCGTTAATCGCTCACGGGAAGTTTTGCGTCACCTGAACAAAGTCACCGGCGCAAAACACACTGAGGCGCAGTCGTCGATGGGTCACATCAAATCCCGGCTGAAAGAAGCATTTACGGTGGAAGAGCTTTGCCTCGTAGTGGATTACAAACACATCCACTGGGAAGGTACCGAGGAATACCAGTACATGCGTCCAAAAACGCTGTTCATACCTGGCAACCTCCCTGGGTATCTCCAGTCAGCAACCAGGTGGGATAAGCATGGTCGTCCGCCACGCTCTGAGTGGAATGCCCTGAAGCGCAACATGCAGCGGGATATCACAGTCATTCCGCAACCTGACAGCTCAGTGCCTCACGGCTTTCGCGGGTAACGGGAGAAAATCATGATCAACCACGAATCAACAATTCTTGAACTGATTGCCCGTAATGGTCCGCTGAAGGTCCGCGAACTCTGCAAGCTCACCGGCCTGCATGAGACTTCAGTGAAGCGTTTCATAAAGCCGCTGTTCACCAGGGGGAACCTAAAGCGCTCCAGCGACTGGAGTTATTCGATCAACACCGCCCCATTACCAGTAGAGAGCGAGAAGTACACCTATCTGACGAAGCAGGCTACAGAACTGGAGAGCAAAGGGTTCTGGCTGCGTGCAGCAAGGGTATGGCGTGAAGCAATGCTGGTGGCCAAGTTCGATGCATCACGCAACGAAGCCAAAGAAAACTGCGACCGCTGTGCCGTAAGGGGCTCTTTCAACTGTGGCAGCTACGGCGGACTTGATACAGGCCGTATTGGCGAAAGCTTCCTGAGTGAGGACCGCCAATGAAAGCGCACCTGAAGAGCCACTACGAGCGAAATGAGATTTTCTACCAGGCCATCCGCACAGCTGTCGTGATGATTGCCGCCCTGATTATTGTCCTGACATGGGAGCTGACCACAGCATGAGTACTTTAGCGCGCATTTACGACGACAAGAAAAATAGCGATACCGATATTACTACCCGCAAAACCTACCTGCTGGGCGTCGATGAGCTGTATGTCGAAACTAATTACAACATCCGTGATATCGATCAGACCCATGTCGAGGAGTTCCGCGACGCCTTTATCGCTGGTGAACACGTGCCTCCGCTGGCTGTTAAGGTCACTGAGAAGGGCATTAAGATCATTGACGGCCATCACCGCTATTACGGTGCAAAGCTGGCTCAGGACGCGGGCTATACGCTGCGCCTTGAATGTAAAGACTTTGTGGGCAGTGAAGCTGACAGCGTGGCGTTTATGGTCACCAGCAGTCAGGGCCGCGCATTGTTACCGCTGGAACGTGCAGCAGCATACCAGCGCCTCGTTAATCAGGGTTTGGAACCCGGCGAGATTGCCGCAAAGGTGAAGCGTTCGATCACCGATGTTGAGCAACACCTGCAGCTGCTGACCGTTGGTGAACCACTCATTGAGATGGTGAAGTCTGGGGAAGTGGCCGCGACTACAGCAGTAGCCCTGCAACGGGAGCATGGTGTGAAAGCCTCTACTGTTGCTCAGGAGCAAATGCAGAAGGCCAAAGCGGCGGGTAAGAAGAAGCTGACCAAGACCGACGCTATGCCGCAGTTCAGTGCTGCACAGGCGCGGAAGCTGGTGGAGCTGATTGCTAAACACTGTCAGACAGAGCTGGGCGATGAGACAGCTCGCATAACGCTGAAATTTGAGACTGACCTGCAGGCGGCCGAGCTGATGGATATTGTGCTAATCGCCAAAGAGCACTACGGCGTCACACAATCAGTTAGCGAACAACCGGCAACGGCTGAACCACATAGCGAAGTGGGTGATGACCTACCATTACTGAAGCATGAAATCCTCGAGAAAAGCGGTGTTGAAGCGTGGGCGTGCGTTATTGCCGCGTTCAAAATGAAAGCTGAGTACACCTACAGCGAATCCAAATGGGCGCATACCTGGGCGGCAGACTCCGTTGAGAATCCTACCTGCGTGACAGTTCCGGCAGAGACGATTGCCAGTGCAGTGCGCCTCATCAACCAGCACCACGACGATCTTGAACTGAAGCTCTGGCTGTCAGAGCAGCACGATGATTCAGAGGTGGCAACAGAGCAACTGATGCGCTTCTCAGCAGTATTGTCTGAAGTTCGCCAGGACAAGCCATGCACTGTTCAGGAGTTCATCGCGCTGGTGGAGCAGACGGACCGGGATTGCTGGTCAAACAGCCGCATGCTGCGTCAGGCAGTTCGTGAAGTGGCCGGGCAGATGACAATTCCGGATGTAGGAGAGAGCGCGGCATGAAGTTAACGCTCCCGTTCCCGCCAAGCGTTAACACGTACTGGCGTAACACCAGAAAGGGAGTATTGATCAGCGCCTCCGGGCGCTGTTTCCGCTCCAACGCCTTAGCATCAGTCATGGAACAGCTAAAGCGGCGCCCTGTACCGATTACAGTGAACGTAGAGGTAAGCGTGCTGCTGTTCCCGCCAGACAAGCGCCAGCGTGATCTTGATAACTACCTCAAAGCATTATTCGACAGCCTCACGCATGCCGGGGTGTGGGGTGACGATAGCCAGATTAAGCGATTCTCGGTTGAGTGGGGCGCAACGATGAAGAAAGGTAAGGCTGAAGTAACGATCACGCCTTTTCAAGTGGTGGCCGGATGAGAGCATTACTGACACCAGAGGTGGCACCGCGCACAGGTATCGTCCTGCTCAAGCCTGGTCCTGAGCTGTTAAGACTCTTTCAGGGCAGGGTGGTAATCAGCACGCCGACACTGGATATGGCAGATATGCCATCAGGCCGCCTGAATGACGGCACACAGCCTTTACTCGATGAGCCCTCACTGATTCCCTTTTTCAGTCATGAACGCGTGGTTAAGGCCGCTGATGGGCTGAATGCGCTGGCATCCTTCGTCCAGTCTTTCAGCTGCTGCCAGTGGGTGCAGCCCGGTACGTGGCATCATCATGAATTTACTGTGTCAGAAACTGAAAACGGCCTGGTGTCTCTTTGCTACAGCCACGATAATGAGTTCAGGGAAAATGGTGTACCTGGTAAGGTTGAGAACATCGCAAAGGGCAACACCGCTCTCTGGATAATCCGGGCCGCGTGCCACCAACTGGCATTACCAGTGGATCACCTTCTGACCCTTCCGGAGCTGTGCTGGTGGGCGACCCTGAATGATGTAATTGACCTGATACCCGAGGCCCCAGCGCGGCGCGTTCTGCGTATGCCTAAAGATCCTGTCCAGGCTGGTGAGTTGAAAGAGGCACACATTGTTCCGGCGCGACCTGCCCGCGAGGTGATTCAGGACGCAGCCCTGGTCGTCAAAAAAATAATCAGCCTTCGTGCCGACCCGGAATCACCAGAATCCTTCATGAAGCGCCCTAAGCGTAAGCGCTGGGAGAATGAGAAATACACACGATGGGTTAAGTCACAAAGCTGCGCATGTTGCGGCAGGCAGGCTGACGATCCTCATCACATCATTGGACACGGACAGGGGGGAATGGGAACCAAGGCGCATGATTTATTCGTGATACCGCTATGCAGAGCGCATCACGACGAACTGCACCGGGATATGAAAGCGTTTGAAGCGAAGTACGGCAGTCAGATTGACCTGCTGTTCAGGTTCCTCGATCACGCGATTGCAGTCGGTGTTATCGGGACAGACAAAAAATAAAGTGTGTGGAGAGGATTAAATATGCGTGACATGTCACAGGTATTAGAGCGCTGGGCGGGATGGGCTAAATCAGACAGCAGCGGTGTCGATTACTCTGCAATCGCAGCTGGATTTAAAGGGCTGCTGCCTCAGGAATCAAAGTTAACGCTTACATGCAGCGATGGAGACGGGCTGATTATTGAAGGTTGCCTGTCACGGCTTAAAGCTAAGCGCCCGGATGAGCATGCGATCATTGTGCTTCATTACTTTTTCAATATCTCAAAGCGCACCTTAGCTAAGCAGGCAAAGCGTGATGAAAAGATAGTCAGAATTGAAATTCAGATGGCCGAAGGCTTTATTGAGGGATGCCTGGCAATGCTCGATGTGCGGCTTGATATGGACGACGAACTGACGCCGAAAAAAAATATCAAAAAACCTCTAACGCGGTCCGCATTTTCCTTAGTAATCTGATAAGGTCGATTACCAAGCAGTGCAGCTTATCTGCTAAAAGTCAGTTCCAAATGTGGATGTCAAAGCGCCTCGGGCCTCACCAGCCTGGAGGCGTTTTTATTTTAAATATCCCCTGCAAGGGATGGAGTGAACATTCCCCTATACGGGATAACAAATTAACCCTGTTGCCGACGGGCAAGGCAGTTAACGCTGTAGCGTCAGGGTTCCAATACAAAGAGGTCGCCATTGGGCGGCCTTTTTTCGTTTTTGCGCACGCCAATCAGTCTCCACACACTTTTGACGCCGTGGCGTTGCGCAATTCTATTAACGACAGTAAGCCGCCATCATCCCGGTGGCGGGAATAAGAGCATGCCTCCAGAAAAAGACCCGGGCTTTTGGGCCACAGTGCTGCTGTGGCTGTATGCCCACAAAACAGAATGGGGATATGCCGGGGTAGCAGGCATGTTTTCACTATTACGTAGTGCTTATGCAAAAAGCTCCTGGAGTAAGCGCGTTCTGGACGCTGTTTCATGCAGTGCTCTGGCGTTTTTTGCAGCGCCCACTCTGCAGGTGGTCGGAGCGCTATTCAACTGGAGCATCCCTGACGCAGCCGCACAGGTCTTCGCGGTTTACATCGGGTATGTCGGCAATGACTACATCAGCGCCAGACTGCGCGGGTGGATAGACAGAAAAGCAGGAGAACCTAATGACGGGCAGCAATAATTCACGCGGCATACGCAATAACAATCCTGGCAATATACGCTGGGGCGATGAGTGGAAAGGTCTGGTACCTGAAGCACAGCGTACTGATAAATCATTCTGTCAGTTCAAAGCGCCAGAATTTGGCATCCGGGCGATGATCATCATTCTTCGCAATTACCAGAGAAAACACGGCCTGAAAACTATTACCGGCATCATCAAGCGCTGGGCACCGCCGAACGAGAATGACACTCAGGCATACATCCGCAGTGTGGCGCTGGCCACAGAGACTGATGCTGATAAGCCCATTGACCTGACGGACAGCCGTAAGCTGTTCCCGCTTTTGCAGGCAATCATCAAGCACGAGAACGGCACGCAGCCATACGAATATGATGTTTTTATTCGGGCACTCGATCTCGTCTGACAGCAGGAGGTCATATGGCCGCTTTCCAGTTCATCAAAAACTATTCACACATTTTCGTCATTGGCCTCATCTGCTTGGCGCTCTGGATGCTGAACGCCCGAAGCTCGCAGCTTGAGGCAACCAATCAGCGCCTTGAGAAGCTGGCAAATAGCAAAGACGAGCAGATTAACGATCTGCGGTCCAAGAACGATGGTCTGGCATCAAGCGTTACTGAGCTGGTGACAGCAGTTAAGCAGCAGAACGATGTGATGAGTCAGGTCGCAGAGCAGCGTGCCGTAACAGCCCAGCAGAACCGGAAACTACAGAATGAAATCAAGCGTTACCTTGCGGCGGACAAGTGTGCTGTTGCTCCTGTTCCCCCTGATGCTGCTGACAGGCTGCGCG